TCACCAGGAAGGAACCCAATTTCACGAGTAGCAACAAGAGACCTAACGATATATATTTTTTCGTAAGGAGTTTCTTGATCCAGGACATCTCTGAGTGCGTTATAGAGTGTGATAAATGTCTTACCAGTACCAGCACATCCATATGCTACAAGATTTTTATCCTCTGCATACGCATTAAATAAAACTTGCTGGTTAGTAGTGAGGGGTTCTATATCCCTCAACATATCAGTATTAATAGGCTTCTTTCTTTTCATCTGCTTGGCGGTCATCCCGACACCAATTGGGTCTGTTGTCTTCTTTTTACGTGGCATATTATTCAGTCGTTACCTTCAGTTGTACCAATGTTTCTGGTTCGTGCTAATCGTCCAGAAATACCACCAGCTTTTTCAGCCTTCTTAAGAACTTCACCCCATCCAGGATTCTTATTAACAAGTTTATCTCTCCATTCACCAACCTCAACTCCTAGACCAGGCATGGTAGAAGGATCAGAATAATCTCTTTCCCACATAGGATTGTTATCTTTCCACTGATCCCAATCATGGACACTCATCGCGACTTCTTTTTGTTCACCAGTTTCTTTATTAATAACAGGGTATGTTGCCATATCAATACAATAAGGTTTACGATTATTTATGAAACCCAGTCAAGAGCTTGGGAAACTATGGGAAACTGTTCAATAAAAATCTTACGAACATTTTCTACAAGATCCATATGTTCTTTCTGAGTACCATGAGCAGATCTTAAATCAATATAATGAATCCAAGAACGTACTGAACCAGTCATATACAATCTTGTAGGAGTAGCAAGAGGAAGTACAAACCTTGCACACTCCTTTGCTATACCATCATGAAGCATCTCCTTATAAAGATCTATTGATGCATCAAATTGTGCTCTCATCTTCTTATTATACTTCTCAATGATTGAAGGATCTACGTCATCAATACTATTCTGCCTATTCTTATCATCTTGACTACGCAGTTCAGGTAAAGGAATGTGTTCTCTTAGATAAGAGACATCCGCATACCTCTGAGAGAACTCTTGGTATGTAAACGATCTATGTCTTAATATTTGTGCAGCAAGACCTCTAGTAGTATTAATCTCTACTGTCATGTGTGCTTGCTCAAAGACACTCCAATGCCCATGTTTAATACAATAAGATAAAAGACCAGAGACCTTAGGATTATCCTGGTTCTGGGGGTTACTAACCCGTGCTACGTACCCCATTGTTTCTTCTGCTTTAGGGGTTACACTTATAAGTTTAATCTGGGTATCCATCATCGTCATCGTAGACTTCATCGTAATCAGTTATAGGTGTAGAGAATGCTTTAGAATTGCGGTAAGCATCCACATCAGAATAAACCTCAGACTCTAATGAGTCAACTAAGAGTTTGAGGTTTCTGACAATAAGTTTTAATCTTTCTCGTGAAGGATCCATATTAAGACTTAAAGTACTTATCAATGACTTCTACTTGATCATGATAACGTGCAATCTTATCTAATTCTACTTGAATTGCTTCTGTAATGTCTGAGTGTTCACCAATACCTGCAGGGTGTTCCAGATAAACATTCACATTTGCTCTATGCTTTGCAATCTCACCTTGAGCGTGAGCCTTCACTGCTGATAATAATTGTTCCCTCATGTGTAACATTTGAATTCTTCGTAATTGAATTATATATTAAAAAATCCTCCCTGTAAAGAGAGGATTTGTACTTAGTCCAAGTAAGACTTAATTCACCTTGCACACACAGTCTTTGACTCAGTGTGCTTGATCCCTCTGTAAATTAATTCAGAGACTTGCTTCTGACAAGTTTGCTTGTCGTCGGTGTTGTAAGAAACACCACGGTAAGTGACTTTCGCCATGATTTTACTCCTAAAGTAGTTGGATTTTAAGGCCCGTTCCTTTAGTCGTTTGCGTCCTCTAAAGAGGATGAACGTACCCGTTCCGCGACTTACTTGCGCCTCCTAATGGAGGTGAACGTATTGATATGCTAACATATCTATACTATATATGCAAGTATGTATTCATTGTTACCATTTTGTATCAATATGATACCATTTATTCGTAATAAGTAACGTCCTCACCTATTGTATTAGGACATACTAATGAGTTACGCAAATCTCTTGCTTGTAAATTATGTTCACATAATTTATTCATCCAGATCCTATCATCAAGATCTACCGCACCATCAGTTGAGATCATGCGGCAACAGATATCAACTATTCTATTCCTATACTTTGTACTTAACATTTACTTTTTAAAGGTTTGTTTACCAGTAATACCTTTCTTGTTATCTTTAACTTCCTCATTTTTCTCTAAAGGTTGACCATGTTTATCAACTAAACCAAGTTTCTTGATCTCTCCAAAGACTGATCTCTCATTCTTTTTGATCCTCTTATACTCTTTCAGAATTTTATCGACTTCTGACAGTGGAATGTTAACCTTTAATTCACTTTCATCCTCTTTTGACACAAAACCAAGTCCACTCTTCTTGGTTTCATCTTGTGCTTCCACATACTCATTAATGTTATCCTGTATCTCATCTCTAATGAGTTCATTAATCTGAGCTCTTAAGACCTCATCACTCTGTTTCATCCCTTCCTCCTTTTCTTTTTCTCAGGTGACTTGTATCCCCATTGACTAGGATTAACTGAACCAAATCCATAATCAATCTTCTGAACATTACCATACTTATCATAGTAAAAATCAAAGATATTTACCTGCTTATTAGAACGAGTAACATCTAAACATACTTTACCATCCACAAGATAGGTTACGTTAAAAGCATCAGTAGGGAAAGACTTATCATTTGATTTCTCTTTGGTTGTTTTTTCTAGAAGAATCTCACAAGAATAATCTTTTGGATTAAACTTAGATTCTTCTTCCTTCTTTTCATCTGCCACTGCTTCCGCACCTCTCTTTTTCATTCCTCCAGCTTTTACTGTCATGAACGATTACCCCACTCAATATCTGGATAGGCTTGTTTCACATTATCAAGTGAAATATTATACTTAGTTTCTAGATCTTTATCTTTCACTAGAACCAGAATCTCTGCTTCTTTAGGATGAAGTCCCTGAAGAAGATCGATGAACATCATTTCCCTACGAACAGTGGAAAGACTATTGTTTCCACCCTGCACATAATGATAGAAATTTCTATATTCTCTACGAAGAGTGGTCTTATTCCTACCATCTAGGTCTTGTCCTGTTGCTGACTCCCCTCCTGCTGCCTCTTTAGCAATGTTGTCTGATAGAGTGCCAGCAAATGTAGTCTGTGCATTTGTTTCGCCGTATGGAACCTCTCCTGGTGGGAGTAGACTGACCACAGAACTATCAAAGTTCCATATCAATACCATCTTCACACAATCATGCTCATAATTCTTAAGAACTTCTACCTTCTTTGCATTACTTTTCTGAGCAGATGCAAGATCTAAGATCTCAAATACAAAAGGATTTACAGGAAGAGAATCAGTTGCAGGTGCTGCTGGAGATGCCTTTGCTCTAGGCTTTGCCTTAGACTTTGCAGGTAACTTAGCCCCAGTACCCTTAGGTCTACCCCTCTTCTTCGGTGTCGTCGTCGGTGTTGTCATAATTTTCAAATCGAACTGCTACTATTTCATCTGGAACAAGTTGTCCATTCTCGTCAAACATCTCTGGATGTGTGTACACTATCTGAGGAGTTGTTTCATATGAATGCTGTCTTGCCATCCATCCTATCATACCTCCAACCAATAATGCAAGAAATGAAACTATTGTTGTCAAAGTTAATGTTACAATGGTCGTTTCCATAGTGCGTCTCCAGAGTGTTATGTTTTTCTAATGTCCAGGTAAACATTAAAGTGAAAAACAATCTCTCTGTTCCAGAGGGAAATCAGTTTTCCAAATTTTACCTGAAAGGTTTTTGGTCGTTCTGGTTTCTTCCTCCTATTACGTAACAATAATTCAACCCCTCTGTTTATCTCTAGAGGTTTGTCTTTATTTAGATCCTTTTTTTCGTCTTCCCGGTCTTCTGTCATAACTATACCTCGTTGCATCCTCAAGGATGCTTCCCAAATAATTCATTATCTTTCTTGCTTGGGGTTTAGGGATGTGCCCATAAGCCTCCCGCAATTGTTGATGATTACTATCACGTCCTCCTTTAATATATTCCTTAAGTTCTAATACTTCATCAGCAAGCTCTTTAGCAGTAGAACTCTGAAGGAAAGTGTCCACCTCTGCTTTGGTTGTCTTACGATACTTTAGAAACTCATAGAATTTCAATTGCATCTTGCCATCAAACGCCAATTCAATGGCATGTTCAATCAACTCATATACATTTTCAAAGTCGTCTTTCATCAGACCAAATTGTTTTCCTTGAGGTATTGTACAGTTTCGGTACACCCCCCAAGGTTATCTCCATTTAGAACAACTTGAGGGAATGTAGATCCTTGACCGAACTGTTCGTAAAAACTAGGTCGATCAAAGTCCCTATCGAGTTTATATATGACATGTTTAAGTTCTGCGAGATGTAATACTTCTTGAATCTTGGTGCAATAAGGGCAACCTTCACGAGAATATACTGTAAAATTCATGAGATCTGACATACGATAATTAAAAATTTTATTTAGTATTCACCAATAAATGACAGGAAATCTAAGTAAGATTCTGTTTCGGTATAGAAACCTTTAGCACTCTCATCAGATAGAGGAGCACCAGGTCCATGTGCTTCTGGTGGATTCTTCTTTTCCTTTTCTTCACTCATCATCATCCTCCTTTTCTTTCTTCATTAGTCTATCATACTCTTCAGCATTCCTGATGTATGCTTGTTTTAATTCTTCAAGATCCCATTCTATTTTTTCTGTTGGATCTTCTTCCATTATTCTTTGGGGATTAGTGCTTTGTACTTCTCATATAACTTACCCACATGAGGTTCAGTTTGACGAGACTTCCATAACTGAGTAAGGATAGCAGTCATGTCTTCCATGGGTACAACTATAGACAGTGACCCATTCACAGTAGGTTCAGTCATCTTCCCTCTCTCGATCTATTCCTAATGGTAATATGATTACCTTCGATTGCAAACTCAAGTTTATCTCTATGATCCCACATCAATTCTTCATAAAGATGATCTAACTTTTGCATGTCTTCCCAGACATCAGTGGGGGTAGGTTCACCCCAGTAAGGATTTTCTTCCATTAAGCAAATTGCCGTAGGCTCTGTAGTATATATTTGTATGCAGTAACTATATCACCTTCATCTTTACGAAACAAGTCTTTATCGAAACGTTCCTTAGTATTTTTTCTCCAAAGTCTCATATTGTCAGGTGATAGTTCATCAGCTAAGAATAGATCGCCGTGAGCATCATATCCAAACTCTATTTTAAAATCAACGAGGTCAATACCCATAAGAGTGAATAAGGATTGCAACTGATAGTTAACATCCAGTGCTACTGCCTTCATAGGTGCAGGATCAATACCCATCAATCTTACCCTATCATAAGTAAGTAAAGGATCATCCTTAGCATCATCCTTAAGAAAATACTCCACTATAGGTGGTTGGATAAGCATTCCCTCATTGATATTAGTATTCTTAACTATACTACCAGCAGCAATATTCCTTACAATAACTTCTACTGGTATGATAGTAAGTTTTCTACACAACATAGCATCCAGACCCTCAGTACCTAAGTAATGAGTCTTAACCCCATGCTTTTCCATCAACTCAAAAAGTAATGCTGATATCAAACAACATATCTTACCCTTCTCTGGTGGATACTCTACATGCTTTCCGTTCCATGCTGTAACTTTATCATGAAACTTGATGAGCACCTTCTGTGCATCACCATCAACATCATATACTGACTTAACTTTTCCTTGTAAGATAGGTTCATTCATAGGGATGATAAGGTGGTTCTTCCTCAACTACAGTATGTTTAAAGTGTTCAGTATCAAAATAAGATATACCCCTCCTCCCATCTCTTTCATCTAATACTTCATTGATAAGAATCTTCATCTCCCTTACATACTCAGGAGTGAATAACCTACGTGGAGTAACCACCATAGGTTTATATTCTCTTGGTTCTAACTTAGCCTTCGCTGCCTCCTCTGGAGTCATCTTAGGACTTAGACCTTGGGTATCAATATAATCTTGAGGCATTATCCTTGCCAAATTAAATCAGGCATCTGTTGGGGTGCCTGTCTTCCCACTGTAAACATTAGGATAAAATATCCTATGAACCATATTACATTAAAAATCCATGCTTGTCTATAGAGGTACTTTCTGATACCCATAGAGACTATAACTCTCCTAACATCGTCTGGGTTATCTTCACTACCTCTTGCTCTGAAGATTTGTTCTATCACTACTGCAACCAATGTACCTATCACTAATGGATAGAATACAAAGTTTGCGAAGGACATGATTCCTATTAGAAATGCCATTAGTCTAGTGCGTCTAAGTTTCCGTGTTTAACTGGTTTGTGGTCTTTCATACCACCATGATTACCATCATGAGGTAACTTACCATAAGCACAATATTCAATTGCCTGAATAGATCCCTGCAATCTATCAAGATCCCTATCAAGTTTCATATATTCTTGGTATGCATCTTCCAACTCAACTTGACGTGCTTCTAATTGAGTAGTCCTTTTATAGAACCTCTCTAAAAGTTGTTCATAATTCTCAGTGTCTTTCATGGCAATTTTTTTCTTTATGTAGGTAGTCTACCAGTCCGGGTATGCCCAGTCAACCGTACTCCCATTCTTTTTTCTGCTTTTCTTGATACGTTTTATGGTGCATTCCTTACATTCATATGAATATGAAGAGGAAAGATTCATATTTTTACGAACTCTATAATATCCATGCAACAAATTCTTAGTCTCTTTACAAACTCTACACGTCCTTTCCTCTAGTAAAAGATGACCTAACTGTATTTGTTCGTCTAATTCCATGCATTAAAAAAGACCCTAAAGTAATTTAGGATCTTTTATACTAGGACTTACCGACACACAGTGCCTAGTTTTTAGGAGTCATCCGATACGCACCGTAGGCAGCACCACCAATGGCAGCAATGATTGCGATGAGTTCCATGACTAACCTATAGCAGGAGCAACAAGTGCAACTTCTGTAGTCTCAGCAGCTGCCAAGTCTAGAGGGAAGTTGTGAGCATTACGCTCGTGCATAACTTCCATACCAAGGTTTGCCCTGTTGAGCACGTCTGCCCATGTCGGAACTACCTTACCAGATGAATCTAGTATTGATTGGTTGAAGTTGAATCCATTAAGGTTGAATGCCATCGTGGATATACCCATCGAGGTTAACCAGATACAAACAACTGGGAATACTGCTAGGAAGAAGTGAAGACTTCGACTGTTGTTAAACGATGCATACTGGAAGATAAGTCTACCAAAGTATCCATGTGCAGCAACAATGTTATAGGTCTCTTCTTCTTGACCGAATTTGTAACCATAGTTCTGAGATTCATTCTCGGTAGTTTCACGGATAAGTGAGGAGGTAACTAGTGAACCGTGCATAGCACTGAACAAAGCACCACCGAACATACCTGCGACACCTGCCATATGGAATGGATGCATCAGAATGTTATGTTCTGCTTGGAATACGAACATGAAGTTGAACGTACCAGATATACCTAACGGCATACCATCAGAGAATGATCCCTGACCAAAAGGATATACGAGGAATACAGCGAACGCAGCAGATACTGGTGCGGAGTATGCAACACAAATCCAAGGACGCATACCTAAACGGTATGATAATTCCCACTGTCTACCCATGTAAGCACAGATACC